TTGCGGCTGAGGGCTTTCTGTGCTTTCTTCAATCGCCGTTCGCTGGCTGCGAGGCAGCGTGGGTTCTCGATGACCGTCCCGTCCGACAGCGTAGCGAGCGTCTTGACTCCAAGGTCGATGCCGACAGCCCCGCCCCGCGGCGGCTTCGTTACTGGCTTGTCGTCGCGCTCGACAGTCAAGGACGCATACCAACGGCCAGCCCGCCGAGAAACAGTCATGCGCAGCACCCGCGCCCCGTCAACGCGCTCGGCGACATTCTCCATGCAATGCATGCGACCGATACGCGGGAGTTTCAGCGCCTTCGGATCGCCCTGGACGAGGCCAAAACTACCAGCCCTATATGTAAACTTGGGGACCGCCTTATCCTTCGACTTGAACTTCGGGAACCCCATGCGGCGGCCTTTACGCGCGCCTTTGCGGCTTTTCACCCAGTTCGACAAGCCCTTCGCCAACGATTCAAGGCCACTGGAATACGCTTCCTTGGAGTTCTCACGCCACCAGATCACCCCGTCCTCGCCGACAGCTAGGGCATCTTTGCTGGCGTTCCACCACTTGCGAAGCGAGTAGAAAGACCACTCGGGCTTCTCGCCGGCCTCGATGCCAGCCTTCACGTGAGCAAGCGCCGCGTTGAACGCGAACCTGGACGCGCCCGCATGTGATAGCAGCAATCTTTCCTGCGCAGGGGTCGGGTCAAGCGCGACCTTGACGGCTTCAAACACCACGCGCCCTTCCTTCCCTTTTCCCTGCATATTAGTAAACTATAATGCACAATAGCACGCCATAGCAGGACAAAACTACAGCAGCTCACAACCCCGCCGGGAAGGAACTCTCACATGCTCACACGCGCCCGACGAGTACTCCTCGCTCTCATTGCCGCGGCCACCGTCATGCTGCCGCTCACCCCGGCTCCCGCATACGCTCTCCCAGCCAATCCCAACGTCTCCGATGAGGTCATCGAGGCGAACTGGGCGACCCTATCCGCTGAACAGCAAGAAGCGGCCAAGCAAGTCGTCGCGGAAGCCAAGGCCGAAGGCTACTCAGCAGAGGCCGCAGCGGCCATCGCCGGTAACTTCTGGCGTGAGTCCCACTTCAACGTTGACGCAGTGAACGCCTCGTCGGGCGCGTGTGGCATGTACCAGGCCCTCGGAGACCGACAAACCCTCCTATTCACATACAACGGAGTCTCCGGCTGTTCTGGCCTCAAAGCCAAAGAAACCACCCAGGCCGCGCTCGCGGACGGGCGCAGTGAATGGCTCGGCTGGCCTACCACCCGCCTCATCTACGACGGCATGGCCTCATACGCGCTCAACGAAGCCGACATCTGGGGCATCACCGGCGGCACCGTCCCCCCCGCCGACGACTCTTTCGGCAGCCTCGAAGGCTTCAAGAGCACCGACAACTGGTACTTCGCGACGTGGATCTGGATGACGAACTGGGAAGCCCCTGGTGCAGCTGAAGCAGGCTTCATGCAACGCGCCTCCTACACGGCGACAGTCCTCAAGAAGGTTGGTAACACTGACCCCGCAGCGAAGTCGGATACAACAAGCGCACAATCCGGCTCAACAACGGACAGCGGAGTACTTGATGAATGGTCCCTCCCGGGGATGCCCAAGAAGCCCGAAATCGCTAAAGGCCAGTCCCTCACGTTCGCAGACGGCTCGCAGCTCACAGCGAAACAGCGGGCAAACGCCTCCGACCTGAAAACGCAGCTCGAAGAAGAACGGGACCGAGAAGCAGCTGAGTCAGCTCGAACATGGGTCGCCGTCGTTGGTGTCGCCCTGTTCGTGTACGCCCTCGTCATCGTCCTCGCGTTCCTGTTCGACCTAGCCTTCCCGTTGTTCTCTGCCCTTGAGGGCGTGACCTTCGGGTGGATCAAGTACTCACCGCTACCCGCCGACGAGCGCCCGAAAGGCACCTACGGCGTCGCTGGAGTCCTAGCCGTCTGCTTCGCCTTCGCTGCCCTTGGTGCCCTCATCTTCACGGGTGTGATCCAAACATGGCTCGCGCACCTCATCATCGCCCTCACGTCCTGAAAGGAACCCTCCCATGACCCGCCAGTCCGAAACCGAGTTCGCCACAACCCTCGTCACCAAGTACGGGCAGCAATGCGCCGAGCTCTTCGCCATGTTCCTCCACACCATCCCCCTCGGATGCTCATGGGCATTCCTGCACCCCCAGCAGGTCGAAGACCTCGGCCTGCCCTACAACCCAGAAGGCCCCATCCCCCTCATCTGGGATCCCCAACACAAGACAGTCGCTACTCGCACCACCGCCAACGCGAACGCTTCCACTCTGACGTTCGTCCTCATCCCCGTCGTCGGAGGCTTCATCCTCGAAACAGCCTACAGCGTCGCCGTCAACGTCCTCGAACAGTGCGGGGGACTCTACGACGAAGACATCCTCACGACAGCGGGGGAGAACCGAGCCAAAGCCAAGGAGGCATTCGCTAAGCGCCTCGAAAAAGCAATCAACGAGGGCGGTGAGCTCCGCTTCGGCTACTACTGCGTTAACGGCTCCCAGACGATCACCATAAACGGTGTCGCCTACCCCGCCTACTCGCTCCCCCTACGCGCCATCGCCGAAATCGCAGCGCAACAGGGCCTCTCCTTCCGAGTCCCCCAACATGCCCCCATCCCGGCCTCCACTGTCGTTGCAAGCCCCTGGGACACCCTCTCTCGGTCAGTTGCAGCCCCCTCCGGCAACGCAATCCTCGGAGTCCTCGCCCGCTGAAAGGCTCACCATGTTCATCTCCATCCCAGAACGCCCCACTCATGAGGGAATCTCCCCCGCCCTCGAACTCCAGATCCGTGCCCGACTAGACAACGCCCCGACAGAACCCGTCGGCGAAGCTGTCACCATCAGCTCGCCCCAATACGAGATCTTTATTGCGCAATGCGCAGAAGCTCTCCAACGCGACAAGTCCATCGACCTCGAAGTTGCACCCGCGAGCACAAACGACGCTGAGACCATCACCATCGTCAACGACTCCGGCATCACCGTCGAAGACATGCGCGAAACCCTGAGCGACCTCATCGGAGACGCACCCGACACTGGAGTCACGATCAGCGTCAACGGCGGCCAGCGCACCATCACCCTGACCACCGTCCCAGACCTGCCCGTCCTCGAGACCCACGTCGAAGGCATCACCTGGTCCGCAGATGGCCGCATCATCACGCCTGCCATCCGCACGACAACGGGAACTGTGATCCCTGTATGGACTCCGGCGATCCTCGCTCAAGCCGAAGCCTACCTAGGTGGGACAGTCCGCTACGTCGATACCACCTACGGGCCGATCCCATGCACCCCACAAGGGACAGTCATTATCGACGCAGCCATCGCAACCTCAATGCACCACGCCCGCGTGTAACACTCTTTACGCCTCCCTTCCAGTTGGTACCATTAAAGAAACTAGGGCAAAAGCCCCGGTTATGGCTCCCATAGGAAGGGAGGCGCTGTGCGCCGCTACATCGAACAAGTCACACACCCCGACGGGACTGTCACTGAGACCCCCGTTGACGGCATCATCCTCACCGAGCTCGAGTACCAGGAGCAGCGCGACCACCTCGAAGCGCTCATCGTCACCGCCGACACCTTCCTCCAGCAAGCACAAAGCGCCCTCGACTCCCTCATGGACACGTACAAGGCGCAACGCTCCGCCGATAAGGCATACCTCGCAGCCTTCGGCCTCGAGGACGATCCCCAGCCCGAAACCATCCTCTAAGCTCCCACCTCCCATCGAACGGATCACCCCCATGAACGACTCACTCAACGACATCGAAGACTTCGGCGAGACGACGGAAGACGCCATCGTCCTGAACCTCGACAATGACACCATCGACCCTGACGACCTCGACGAAGCCGACCTCGAGACCCCCGACGAGGATGAGGACGACTACGACGAATACGAGGATGATGAGGACGATGAAGAAGACGATGATGAAGACGAGGGCGATGTAACCTCGGCTCCCGTCACCACCTTCGCGCTCGCCCCACTACGAGACGACAGCGACGAGGCCGACGAGGATGCCGTGGACGACGGCGACGAAACGCCCGAGGACGATACGGACCTCGACGAGGGCGCTGACGACGAAACAAGCGCCGACACCGATGCCGCTCCCTTCCGCATCGACATCGACACGGATAGCCTCGATAGTGCCGCGGTCGAAGCGATCAGCAGCGTCAACGACGTGGTGACCGTCAAGAGCGACACGTATTCCGTCCACTACACCCATATCAGCCCCCACCAGGTAGTCGGCACCAAGCCAATCAAGGACTACCGAGCCGACACCTACAGCGGACTCTTCAATGTCGTCCGTGAAATGAAGGTCATTGTCCCCATTGTCGTGACGCCACTCGCTGAGTACGCCGACTTCCTCGCCGACAACAACATCACCACCGGCGCGGAAGCCGACGAACTCGGCTACGCGGGCCCACGTTACCGAGTCCTCGACGGGTGGCGGCGTATTTTCGCGTCCCTCAAGAACAACCAAGACGAGATCCCCGCCGTCATCATCACGTTCCACGACCACGAGGTTGGGCGCGACCTCGCCAACCTCATGCACCTGGTTCTCAACCGCACACAGAAGCACACGTGGTCTGAGAAATGGTCGATGCAGAAGGTGATGGAAGAGTCCTATAGCCTCACTCCCTCCATGCTCGACTGGCTCCTCAACCTCGACGCAGGCGACTCCATGCGCCTCAAGGAAGTCATGCTCGCTGAGTACCCCGAGGTGACGGAGGGCTTCCTGTCGGGCAAGAAAGACCTCACGCGCTCCTACAAGGCTCTCGAAAAGCTCCGAAAGGCTGAATCGAACCCGACGGCAGGCGACGACGACCGGAAGATCTCCAGCGTTGACGAAGCGAGCGACCTTGCAACCGACGACACGGAAGACGCGCCCCTCAGCGACGAGGAAGTCAAGAACCTCCTCGAAATGGGCGACGAACTCCGTGAAGTCCGCGACATCCTCAACAAGGAAGCCGACACCGACGACACCGACATCGACGACGACAACTACGGCGGCGACCCCATCCCTGAAAACGCCGCCGAACAGGTCGGCTTCGAGGGCGGCGACGACGACGAGGACATGTTCGGCGAAGTCGATGAGAACACCGTCCAGGACACGAAGGACCGCAAGCCCCTCTCCAAGGAACTACGCACAGCGATCCTCGCGCGCGACGAGTTCACCTGCCAGGCCTGTGGCTACGGCAAGGGCATCACGTCTATGGTCCACCTCGGCCAGCTCGAGGCCCACCACAAGACCAGCGTCTACGTGGGCGGCTCCGACGCGATGAGCAACTTCGTGACGCTCTGCCAGCGCTGCCACGGCCTCGTGCACATCCTCGCTGGCTTCAACGCCAAGATCGGTATGACCAAGGAAGAGTTCGAGAAAGTCCCCGACAACGATCAGACGATGTTCCGCGTCTGCATCAAGCTCGCGAAGGTCATCCTTAAGGCTGAGGAGGAGACCGGCAAGGCGCTCAGGAAGTACAAGCCTGTACGTAACCCGTTCTGGAAGCAGCAGAAGCAGGCGCAAGAAGACCTCGAAGCCCTAGAGGATGAGGAAGCAACGGAGGATACAGTCGAATGACTAAGCCATGGACATGGGTCTACTTTCAAAGGCCAGGATTCACCCTCTACCAGGAGGACAACACGGTCCTCACGGCTACCGCACAGGACGTCGAGCGCGCCCAAGCCCTACGCGATATGGCAGCGCGACGCGCCCCAGGCCTACACGAGACGCCCTACGACCCGGCAGGCTACGAGTACTGCGCCTACGACGGGAAACGAGCCATCAACCTGTTCGCCCGCGACGACCTAGCCATCACGCCCCGCACCGTCATCAAGACAGACCAGGGCAGCAAGACGCTCGCGCAGGTTCTCGACGACTACGAGATCACCGACCGGGGTATCGACCCCCAGGCCGCGGCGTGGGACATCCAAGCCCTCCGCGAGGCCGTCAACTACGCCAACGCCTACACGCTCACCCGCCTCGATACGCGCGCCTCTGGCCCATTTGGCGCAGCCGGACCCACACGACCCGACTACTGGACCCTCACGCGCCCAGACACCGACACCGAGTGCACCCTGCGCACATGTTACCGCACACAGGAAGGCTCCCTAGCGCACAAGCCAACCCTCGAAGCCAGCATCGACAGCTCCGACTACTTCCTCGTCTCCCTCCCCAAGGACTGCATCCCCCTATTCGACGGAACTGGAACGACACCCACACAGGACACGCTACGAACGCTCGCCCGAGCAGTAGATGACGCAGCCACCAACCCCTTCTGCCTCGAGCGCGACATCCAGGGCGTAGCGTATGCCCTCACCCGAGGCGGTGCACGTCTCGAGTTCTACCTCGAAAACGTCGGCTCCTTCACCTATACGAACGGTGACCTCGTAGCACACGAAACCCATGGCGACCCCGCATACACGATGGGCCGCTCGATGCTCGTCAAGAACGCACTTAAGAACTACAGCAAGTTGGGCCTCGTCGGCGTGTACTTTATCGTCGATGCTCTTGTCCGACAGAGAGTCTGGAGCTCCGGCCCCTCCTTATGGTCAGAGTTCGCTGAGGGGTATCGAGCCGCCTGCAACGGCAGATTGGACGTGTGCGCTGACGCGCTCCCCCTATACGTGCCATCGCACAGCACGCACCCCGAAACGCGACGCAACGACCCCTACAGCACCTACTACAGCTACGTCGCGCACTACAGAAACCTCATCAAGGCCGACGCAGCCAAGATGGCCCAACGGGCAAACTAGGCCACCATGAACACTCCTCGCAGCGCCATCGCACGACACAACGCCCGCCAGGCACACACCCATGAAGTGCGCAGCCGACTCGAATGGGCGGCGGAAGTCTACGCTATCCTCGAAGCAGCTGCCGCCACCTTCGACGAAACCACGGTCCAGCAGCAGATCACGGTCCCCGCGAACCGTACGCGCGGCCCAGTGCAAGCACGAGGCATCCTGGACATGTGCCAAGCCCTCAGCATCGCAGGCATGGCCACCAGCACACCAACCGGCGACATCATCCTCACCCTCGCCGGCCACACCGGCCGGATGCAAGCAGCACTCCACCTCGCCCACAGCTACCTCGAGGCCGAACACCTGCACCTCAGCCGAGCACACACCGACCGGCCTGGTATCACGCTCTACCCCTCGAAAGCGCGCCGAAACACCTACGGGATGCTCCTAAGCGCAGCAGCCGAAGCATCCACCATCATCCGCACAACCCCGCCCTTCAACAAGCCGCTCGACCAAGAGGAAGTCGAAGCAGCGCACGCAATCCTCAGCCGAGAATGGGCCGGCGCAGCCTACCGTGAGCAGCCACTACCGGCAGTCGAGGAAGGGTGTCGTGATTATGAGAGAATCTATCTCTCCGTTGCCAAGACCCCACTCGTCAAGTCATACAGAAAGAATCAGTGATGACATCAGTCCGTGCGTCTCGCCGCCTCCATCGAGTGTGGCGGGGTTCCGTCGCCTTCGCTTTCCTCCTCGCGCTCATCCTCACGTTCTTCGCGCACCCCGCGAGCGCATTCACAGACAGTGAAGGCCACTACAACCTCAAGGACAAACCCTCCACCTGGTGCCAGTGGTGCGCCGACAGCGACTTCGGGTACGACCCCAACGAAGAGCGCGGCATGATTACCAACGCCGGGGCAACCATGGGCGAGGCGGCGTGCGGCAACTTCGCCTTCGCATTCATGGAACTGAGAGCGGGAGTCAAAGCCCGCGGCTCCTACACCGTCAACGACATGCGAGCCGAAGCCATCAAACTGATGCAGGCAGGTAAGGACAGCCCCTTTGATAATGAAGGCTGGCTGTATCAGAATAACTCCGAAGGTTTCGCGCAGGGTGTCTCCAATATGACAGGTGGGCAGCTCACTGTCGAAGTCGCAGGAGATATAAGCGGCGCGGGCCTCGGGTCCAACAAGTTCACCGAAGACGACGTGCGCCAAGCCATGAACGACGGTTACTTCGTCATCTTCATGGTCCAAACCGATAGCAGCGGACGGCACTGGATCGCCGGCGATTACGTGGAAGGCAACACCGTCCATACGATCGACTCCGGGCGACCGCTCACTGTCCTCGACCGCTCCCAATATCCCGGCGGTATCGGCCCAATCCTGAAGTTCTCCCGCACCGACGGCAAGAAACTCCAAGACCTTCCCACCATCGACGATGCGGCCACCAGCGTCTCCACAGGAGATAGCAGCCAAAGCGGCGCAGTCGCCACAACCGACACCGGCATCATCAGCGACCTCGACCTTCCCGGTATGCCACCTCGCACCGTCGGCCAAAACCACCAGCTCTCCGAAGCCGACAAGCTCGCCTTCGCGAAAGATACCCTCAAGTTCGCGAGCTACACGAACCTGAACACCACGCAGAAAGACAACGTTGACCAGATCATCGCGCAACGCCAACTCGAACAAGACAACAAACTGTCGAACGGGTTCAGCACCGGCATGGCGATCGTCGGCATCGTCCTGTTCCTGTACGCCCTCGTCATCGTCCTCGCGTTCCTGTTCGACCTCGCCTTCCCGCTGTTCTCTATCCTCAAGATCGTGACAGCAGGCTCCCTGACCGTGCACCACGAGTCGCAAAGCCGTGCGGGCGTGAAAGAGCTGGGAGCTCCACCTCGAGGCCGTTGGGCGACGTGGGGGAACGTGTTCACCACTGCCGGGCTGGTTGCGGCGTTGGGTGGTTTGCTCATCAGTGGAACGCTGGTTAGGTGGGTCGCGTCGTTTATGCAGATGCTCTACATGTGACGGCGGCGCACAACCCACACATACATGTGATCTACTTAACCAGTTTCTAGGTTGCGCACACAAAACACGCGGGCCTATACTGAACCCATCACAAACAACACACAATTTAATAGCTCCCCTGAACCGCCCTGGATCAGGGGAGCACCCCGGAAAGGTGCCCGAGCGGCTGAAGGGGCCTCCCTGCTAAGGAGGTAAACAGAGGAATCTGTTTCGCGGGTTCGAATCCCGCTCTTTCCGCAGGACGCGAGAAGCGCCTGAGACGAGTTACTTCAATTGGATCGAAACTACACTCGTTTCAACTTTTTCTCTCGCGTCCCCCACTTTTACCCAAACACGACCCAGAAGGAGAAGCCCATGGCGCGCATGAACACGCGAAACACGAAGCCCCGCAACACGGCGGCAACGCCCATCGCCACCACCGGCCAGGCCTTCACAGCAGAAGGCGGCGCAGGATGGCAACGCACCCCCAAGGGTGAGCTGTTCCTCGCAGCCGTAACCTCCCTCAACGAGGACACGTTCTACGAGACCGCCGATGAGCGCGTCAACCGTATCCAGACCCTCGCCACGGACCCCGAGATCGTCAACAGCCCCGAGTGGGCGCTCGGCATGGTCCGCTGGCTCCGCCAGGAAGTCGGACTCCGCTCGATCCCCGGTGTTGTCGCCATGACCGTCGTTAAGGCGCGCCTGGACGCTGGCCTGACCGGCATGAACCGTCAGATTATCGAAGCGGCCATCGGTCGCCTCGACGAGGCATCCGACACGATCGCCGGGTGGATGAGCCTGTACGGGCGCAACATCCCGTCATGCGTGCGCCGTGGCGTTGCCGACGCACTGCGTGCCCGACTGTCCGAGCGGTCCTACCTCAAGTGGGCGGGCCGCATGAACTCGGGTAGCGTCAGCCTTCGGGATGTTGTCAACCTGACGCACCCCAAGCCGAAGGGCAAGACACAGGAAGCGCTTATCAAGCTCGTGCTCGACGAGGGCTACGGCAAGAAGGGCGACGACAAGCAACTGCCCGTCATCCGCGCCCGCCGCCAGTTCCTCGCCATGGACCGTGACGCGCAGATCAGCGCCCTCACCGGCCCGGACGCGCAGGACACCATCCGAAAGACTGCGCTCACTCACGAGGTGATCGCAGGCGCAATCGGAACGATCCCCGCCGACGTGTGGGAAACCCTCGTTCCCAACATGGGCTACATGGCCCTGCGCATGAATCTCCGACGCATTGAGGCATCAGGCGCGTCTCGTTCTCTGGTCGCCACGATCAACGAGCGCCTGAGCGACGTGGAAGAGGCCGCGAAGTCTCGCACCATGCCGGTCGCATTCTACTCGGCGTACAAGAACGCGCCGCTGGCCTTCGCTGCCGCCCTCCAGGACGCAGCGAACGCTTCGCTCGAGAACGTTCCCGAGCTCAAGGGGCGGACGCTGCTCCTCCTGGATCGCTCCTACTCGATGAGTGCCCCTCTGTCGGCGAAGTCGTCGCTGAGCTGTCAGGACACGGCCAATGTGTTCGCGTCGGCACTCGCCCTTCGTGGTGAGAACGTCCGCGTGGTCGCGTTCGACAACCACATGGAAGACGTGAACGTCAACAGCTCGGACCTGCTCCGCGTCGTGGACCAGATGCCCACTCCTCGAGGTGGCACCTACACGCCCGAAGCTATCCGCTGGGCCCACGAGGGCGGTCGCCAGTACGACCGTATCGTCATCCTGACGGATGAGCAGTACCACGGTAGTTCGGTGGATGACGCGCTCGACACCTACGCGCCGGGTGTCCCCGTGTTCACGTGGAACCTCGCGGGCTACGCGACTGGTCAGATGGAGGCCCGTGAGGGCCGCTGGACCTTCGGCGGGCTCTCCGACAAGGGCTTCCAGATGATCCCGCTCCTCGAGCGTGGAATTGGCCAGTCCTGGCCCTGGGAGTAACCACCCACCCAGGGGCCTCACCCAACACTCCCACCATACGGTGAGGCCCCACCAACGCCCCTATAGCTCAGTTGGTTAGAGCTGCGGACTTTTAATCCGAGGGTCGCAGGTTCGAGTCCTGCTGGGGGCACGCAGTGGAAAACTGAACATGGCGGGGTGCCGGAGTGGACTAACGGAGCTGTCTTGAAAACAGTCGCACCGACAGGTGCCCAGGGTTCGAATCCCTGTCCCGCCGCCAACTGAATACATGGTCCTATGGGGTAGCGGTCAGCCCGCCAGATTTTCACTCTGGAGACCCGAGTTCGACTCTCGGTAGGACTACTCCGATCCGGTGTAGCTCAACGGACAGAGCGGGGGACTTCTAATCCCAAGGTTGCAGGTTCGAGCCCTGTCACCGGAACTCCAACAACTAAATACCTACCAGGGGTCAGTGAGCCGAATTGGTGAAGGCACCCGACTGTAAATCGGGCACATCAGAAACGTTGCAGGTTCGAGTCCTGCCTGACCCACTGGTGGAGCGAAGACGCGAATGTGTGAGTTACTTCTTTGCACAGAAACACACCTGGGCGTAGCCCCAGGACCATTCACTCGCGCAGCCTTTCAGCTTCACTCCACCCCTCCATCTCGGATGGTGTAACGGCAGCACACCGGATTTTGGTTCCGGGCATCTAGGTTCGAGTCCTAGTCCGAGAGCGTAAACGGGTACGTTCCTGTCGAGAAGATAGCAACGTACCCGTTACCTATGCCCCAGAAAGCAACGAAAGGAAAGCCATGAGCATTGGAGAGCGTAAGGCCGCAGAAAACATGCGCCGACGCCGCTTCTACGCTGCGGCCATGAGCGTCAACGCGCTCATCTGGTCCACCATCCTCGCAGGCCTGGCTTACGTGGGCCTGATCGGCCCCGCAGCCTGGGCTGTAGCACGGCAAGAAGCAGTCCTCGGCAAGGTGTTCACGGGCTGGCTGACGAAGGTCAACATGCCCGCCGTCCTGTGGGAGAACGGCACCGTTTTCATCTCCTCCTACTCGGGAGGCACAGCGCACCTCACGTCGGGGGAGACGATCGCGATCAGCGACATCACGATCACTCACCCCCTCAACGTGATCGCCGAACGCGCTGTTACAGCAAACACCGTGACAGCAGCGATCGTTGTGGGCTTCGTCCTGCTACTCGCAATCCTCCTGCGTCCCACCGACATCACGGACGCGAGCCTCTTGGAAAATGACCTCACGTGGGCATTCGAGTGGCCCACACCGACGACGAGCGCGAAGCAGCGCCAGAAGTCCCGCGCGCGCCGCCAGCAGCGACTAGAAGAGTTCGCCGCAGCCCGCGCAGAAGCCGACACCGCCGACGCTGAAACCCATGCCGACGCACCCCCGAACCATGTGCAGGAACGCCCCGCAGGTGTCGAGTTCCTAGCCGCCCGACTCGCGGAAGGATACGCCAATGACTGAGCCGCTTATCATCGCGTTCGCTGCGGCCCTCGTCGCTTCCGCAGCCTTCATGGTTGCTACCGTCGTCCTCATGGGTGACACGGCCTTCAAGCGTAGCGCAGACACCCTCAGCGCCACTCTCACGGTCGCCCTCATCAGCGCCGTATTCGCATCCCCAGTCTTCACTCCCGCCACCTACCAGGTGCCCGACGTGATCCACGCATGGGTGAACTTCGGCCTCGCGGCACTCGCACTGCTGTTGATGATGGTGACGGTGTGGAACATGCTCCGCCGCTACCCCGACGTGCCCCTAACGATCCACTGGAGCGCATGGGCTATCAACGGGATCCTCGGATACGCCCTATGCGGCTTCATTCCGACCATCCACTTCATCCACACAGTCAGCCCGTGGGCCTGAAAGGAAAAGAATAATGAGCGATAAGGATAAGCAGGATCGCTTCGAAACGCGGATTATGGCAGTATCCCTAGCCTTTGTGTTGATCGCATTCGTGGTCCTTTTATACCGGCATGGGGGACACACGCGGGAAAGAGATCAGAGTGATGCCCAGTCCGCCATCAGCATGGACGCCGGTGTCGTTCCTGACGGTTCTCTCAGCGACCTCGACAATTTGACCGTCAACGACAACCCCACCCCGCCCGAGAAATACAGTCGTGTTGAGCAGTTTGGCCCCGCCTGGAAGGATGTGGACCACAACGGATGCGACACGCGGAACGACATCCTCGCCCGCGACCTCATCGTCAGGGGAATGCGTAACTCCTGTGTCGTCATCGCCGGCCAACTCGCAGACCCCTATTCGGGCAAGTGGATCGACTTCAGCAAGAAGGAAGCCTCGAAGGTTCAGATCGACCATGTTGTCGCCCTCGAGAATGCCTGGCAGTCCGGCGCGTACAACCTCACCCGGGAGGATAGGGAAGCTCTCGCCAACGACCCCGACAACCTCCTGGCCGTCAACGGCCACGACAACATGGCCAAGGGGTCCAAGAGCGCAGACCAGTGGATGCCACCAAACGCCGACTACGCCTGCACCTACGCCTCTAAGCAGGTGCAGATCAAGAGTCGCTACGCTCTCACAGTGACCAGCAGTGAGAAGCAGGCCCTTGCCGACGCGCTGGCAACCTGCACCACCAACTGAAAGGAACTACTAATGGCACCGTTCACTGCCGCTCAGAAGCGAAAAGTGGCGTAGTCGAAGTATCCGACTGCCAACAACATCGCCGTGAAGGGCAACGTATTCTTCGCCGCCTTCCCCGACGCGGAGCCCATCATCGGCTGGCTCCACTCACCACGCGGAACCCTGTGGATCCAGGCAGTTGTCCCCGTGAGCGCCTGCCCAGCCCTACGCACGGTCCCCCCGCGCTGGTTCATCGAAGTAGCCCGACCCTACATGCGGGGTGACGAGCGAAAGGAGTGCTACCTCTACACGCTCCTAGCAGCTCAGCAAACATTCCCATTGGGGGATTACATGCGCTGGATCACTCTCAATGAGGGGCATCCGCTCAGAAAAGCGTTTGGTGACTATTGCGTCTTCGACATCGAAGGCAAGGAGACAGAGTTCCGCATCAAAAACGCCGAGTTGGAGACGGTCAGGACCATTAAGAAGGCCGACCTCCTCTACGTGCTCACGGATGAGCCAGGTAGCCTCTTCTACGAAGTAACACCTTTCTGATAGCCATGACTTACACGACAAAATATATTCGCCCCGTCTTTGAGCGTGACTGGGGCATAGTCCGCAGGTTCGTCGTCAAGGGAAACGTTGCGTTCAGCGTCATTGGTACGGGTGTTCCAGTGTTCGGTTTCGTTGTTTCCGCTGCCAAGCCTCGCGTTGAGCCGTGTGTGAGCCTCAGCAGTACCTCGGCTCCTCTGGATGTGGTTCCGCCCCAGTGGTTCGCGAACGCAGCAGCCGAGTTCATCCCCGGCATGGGGACTGAGGCGCAACGGAACTACTGGACGACGCTCGTCGCAGCCAGCAAAGCCCTTGGTGGCAACAGTGGACATATCCAGCTCGACGAGCAGCACCCATTCGCGCAACACACAGGGGTAGTGACCCTCACCGTGCGCGGGAACAGGGTTGAAGCTACAAACCGGCATGGAGACATGGTAGGTGTCTACACGAAGCCAGGCATCATGCACGCCCTCACCTCCCAACCGGGACCGATCATCTCCTGGTCCTAATCGCGGCCACACCGGAAGGAATGAAACATGCCTTTTATACCAAGGGATGAAGGCTATGTGCCTCCACATCTCCCGACTATCAAACGCGAAGTTAATAAGTTGATGGATGGCGTGAAGCGAGTTGGAGCGAAACAGACAAACGTATTCGTTAGCGCCACATCAGGCTACCTAATCGGCAGCATCTCTAGGGGAGCGCGGGTGGCGATGCTTACCCCTGTGGAGCGATGCCCCACAATGGATGTGGTTCCCCCTAAGTGGTTTGCTCGCAGCGTCGAAAAGGCCTTGCGGGTAGGTACGCCGCAACAGGTCGCCTACGGGCATACCCTTCTCGTATTGGCTGAAGCTACATACCAGGGGAGCGGCTGCATTACCCTCTCCGACAATCATCCCCTAGCTGTTGGCGCTGACGGTCAGCCAGCAATCGCACAGTTCTGCCTAGATTACGGAACAGTGTGGGCATATGATCGCCACGGCAACAACATTGGACGAACAATCGGGAAGAACCGACTAGCACAGATCCTCACTGCAAACCTGGGTGAGATCACATTCATGGAATGAAGCCTGACCCACCCCTCATTCTCATCACGAGCGGCACCTCCCCTCTGAACACATCAAGGGAGGTGCCGCCCCATGCTGCGACATGCAAGGAATCAACTGAAAGGAACAGTAATCATGACGCCGAAAAGAAAACGCCCCACCGAGCTCACCCGCGACACGGTTTACGCGCAGAGAGACCTCGCTCGCGTCCTGCGCGCCTGGGCTGACGACCTCGAGAAGGGTGGCGCAGATATGGATACGCTCGCTCGACGTAGCCAACTCACCCCATGGGTGCAGAAGCGCACCGAGAATCAGATGCGACATGTGAGCGCAGCGTTTGAGCGTGTGCTCGCATGTGCGTCGGAGGCTGATCGTCGAGGCGTTACTGGTGGCCGGTGAGGCCACTGCGCGGAGGCCCTGGGGCTGCTGGTTGGTGGTTCCGGGGTTTTTCTCAGCCCCAAACTGCATGTGATCTACTTAACCAATTAGGCGGATGTTAGCGCTTGCGGACAAACTAACCCACAAGCTACGATCAAACCCATAACCCAGTCACACGAGAAGGAGACACCCCCATGACCACCAACACCACCATCAACTACACCAGACTCGCCGACACTGCGGCCAAGACCTACACGACCTCCCGAGATGCGCGCTCCCGCGCCATCGCCAACCTTGCCGTCGTAGACAACGACCGACGCGGCTACCAGGACATCATCACCGCCGACGGACACATCGACGTGCCCATCTTCAACGTGTGGTTCACCCAGGATGAAAAAGAGGAAATCGCTCAGCGGGCGGCCGAATACTACAGGGCTGCCAACAAGTTCGAGGAATACACGCGAGGCATTATGCGCTACTTTGAGGACGCGATGGTCGCCAGCACCGCCCTCGCCCTCATCGCCGAGGTTCACCGCCTCATCCACCAGGACAGCGACATGGGTGCCCTCCTGCGCGAACTACGTGACAGCGAAGAGGGGCAGGAACTCGCCGTCTATCCCGACTTCTCTAAGATGTTCTCGTTTGTCGCCAATTTCGAGTGCCGCGTCAACAGCGCCAAGGGCGCTCTTCTCGATAGCGCATCTGACACCCTCCGCAAGGCAATGGCATCCTACAACGGGGACGCTGTGACGCTCATGCTCATCCGCTTCTTCAGGAGAGACACAGACGAGCACGGAAACCTCGTCTACGACAACCACTACTTTAACCTCCGCAACCTCCCCACACTGCACGATGTTGAAGTCAACAACATCATGCGCGCGACCGAATCCAAGCTCTGCACATACGACACCGAACTCACCAGAGGCAACTACGTGGAAGCGCGCGACCGCCTCAGTAAGGCCATCTCGCGCGCCACCAAGAACATGCAGGAACGCATCAAGAATGCGTGAAACAGCCTGTGCGACTAAAGCAGACGGACACGCAGAGAGAAAGAACAAGACACCATGATCGCCACCCCCGCCCGCGCCCGCCTCACCGACCCCCAGACCAGCTGGGACGCGGCTCTCACAGTCAACGCCACGAAGTCGTGGCTCATCTTCGCGGAACTCAAGGCCCTTAAGAAGCCCGAGTGGATCAGCGAAGAACTGACCGACGAAGCATTCTTCACGGACCTTACCCCGTCTCGCGCTCGGACCATTGTGTCTGACTGGAAGAAGCAGGGCTACGTCGAAGACCTGCCCAGGCGCGCCAAGACATCCACTGGGCGCACCGCCCAGCTCCACCAGCTCACGCCAAAGGGGCGCGAACTCGTCGCAGTTCTCCGAGACATCAACCGAAAGGCCAGTCAGTGACAGAAGAAGACCCAGCCCCACCAGCGGCACCATCAGCGGCGGAAAAGCTCGCGCGCCTACAGCTCACCCTTAAGGCACGCCAGACCAGCGCCGCCCATGCTCTCATTACAAGGGCGCGCATCAACGCCCGAAACTACCCGTCGGAAGCAACCACGCCTCCACGAATCTCACGCAAGAAAGGCAAGCACAATAATGGCACCACGTAAACCGAAGAAGATCCCCAAGGTTCTGAGTGGAGATGGCTGGGTGGAGATTGCCCCTGTAGTCCTCGCGCTGGCCAAGTACTTCAAGGGTCTCATCAAAGAAGCCGAAGGACCAGCCCGTGAGTACATCATCAAGGAGCTGGACAGTTTGTTCCCTGTAGTTGCAGAGAAGGGCGGGCTCAAGATTGACGCGGACGCAACAGGTAACTCGGGCACCCTCTCCTATAGGGGTCCGTCGCGAAAGGCTGGCACCGGCCTTGAGGTCGAAAACGCCCTAGGGCTTATGCTTTGGTGCGAGGAGCATGGCATCGACCACGGTGCGCAGCCGTCTGTCGTGTTCCCCGAAGAGTTCATCAAGAACCTGGAGAAGCTGGTCGAACAGAACGGAGGTGTTCTTCCCGACGGCGTCGTGGATACCACGGCGTATACGAAGGAAACCTTGGTCGTTCGAATGAGTGAAGATCAGGAGAGGCACCTTTTGGAGAAGAAGGGCGGCATGACGCTGAAGGACTTCTATCGACTGCTCACCTACGACATCGATCCCAAGAAGAAGTAAAACTTCTACCACGTCCACTACATGTAGAGAAAGGTTACCTACATGTCCCACAAGACCACCAACGCACAGCCCGCCGCTAAGAAGGCTGCATCCAAGACCCGCGCCTCCAAGACTGTTGAGAAGGCTGAGGAAACCCCTACGATCTCGTATGAGATGCCCGGCTACAAGGCACTCAGTGAGGAGGAAATGCGTCGCGACTTGGCCGAAGCTGGCATCTACGCCCAGGCACACGCGCTCGTGCCTTACCAGATGCGAGGAAACACGGGTGACATGTATCTACTCATGCAGATCGCCAAGCACCTGAACATCCCCCTCATCACCGCCCTGCGTGGCCTGTCGTTCATCGGCGACAAGGACGTGAAGCCCGCAATGACGGCGCAGCTCATGTCCGCGCTCGTCCGCAACGCAGGCCACACGCTCCGCGAGCAGTGGGACGCAGAAACCAACACGGCCACCGCCACCCTCATCCGTAAGGATGACCCCTCGTTCGAGCACGTCGCCGTCTGGGACGAAGAGAAGGCCCGCGTCGCTGGCCTGTGGGAATCGACCCCCACGTGGGTCCAGTACCCGAAGGCAATGCTCACCGCCCGCGCCATGAGCGAGGTGTGCCGTCACGCAGCATCCGAAGTGCTCCTGGGCTTCAGCTACGTGCCCGAAGAGTTCCAGACCGCCGAGTCGGCCTCGCGTGTCCTGGACATGCGTGAGCAGGTGAAGCACGACATGACCCGACTGAACCTGTCGAGCGAGAAGGTCGCCGAAGTCCTCGACGGCGTGACCCTCCCCGGCATCCCCGTCGCCCTCATGACTCCGCGAGAGCTGGAGGAAGTCAACGCCCGTATCGGCGTGATCGAGTACGAGCGCGACAAGGACAAGATCGACAACGTGCGCGAGCGCATCCAGAAGGGCCTCGACCTCCTGCACCTGACCGAAGGCGCGTTCGCTGAAATCGTGCGCCGCAACGTGCGCCCCGGCAGGGGATACGACACGATGAACCTGCGCGAGGCCGAGCAGGTGCTCGACGTGCTCATCCGCCAGGCGAAAAAGTCGGGTAACCGCTCTGGTCAGCGCCAGCCTTCCCAGCAGGCTCCGGCCCAGCAGCCCATGCAGCAGCAGGCCCCCGCCCAGCCCGCCCAGAGCGCCCAGCAGCAGGCTCGCCCGCAGGCACAGCAGGCCCTCCAGCAGCGCCCAGAACCGGCCCCACAGCCCCAGCAGACCCCCGCGCCCGCGCAGGAGTCCTACGGCCTCTACGACGAGTCTCAGCGTCCCGAGCAGTACCCGCCGCTCGGCTCCCAGAAGCCGAAGGGAGTATCTGGCCCCATGGGCATGATCCAGCGCACCATGCGGACCCAGGGCCTCTCCGAGGATAAACTGCCCATCGTCCTCGCTTACGTCTTCGGTGACAAGCAAGTGAACGTGGATGAGCTGACTATGGACGAAACGACCGCCGTCCTTGCTGGCATCCAGCGCTACGCAGCAGAAGCCGGAGCCCCGGAGCCTACCGCTGAACTCCCCCTCAATGGTGACGCGCCCGCCGACACGGACAACCTGGACGACCTGGAAGCGTCCTACAGCGCACAGGGAGGCGAGGTGAACGACGATGAGTCTGAGACGTGGAACGAAGGCTGGCCGGAAACGGCAAAGCCCGGCGGCGGCGCGAACCAGTAGTGGCCCGAGCCAGCAAACCCGCGAACTCATCTACGGGCGCGACATGTGGCGGTGCGCTCGATGCGGCAAGGATGTCACCTACATCCAATCCAGCATCCAGCACCGCAAAGCCCGCGGCATGGGCGGCACAAACGACCCGTCGATCAACGGCCCCGCAAACCTCATCGTCCTATGCGGCTCCGGCACCACTGGATGCCACGGCCACGTCGAAGTGAACAGGCGCGAAGCCCGCAACTACGGGTGGGCGGTCTCCCAATACGCGGACCCCCACGATGTGCCCGTCCAATACAAGGACGGCCTGTTCCTCCTTGACGATGCCGGTCACCGCATCCCCACCAAATAACCACACAAACCACCACCTGAAAGGGGTGAACTCATGTCAAAACGGATCTACGTCGCATTGCCTCTTGGCTACACGCGCGAGACCTCCTACGCAGCCGAAGACGCTCTCAGGCTCCTCGGCTACGAACCAGCCAACCCAGCCGACAACGGCACCAACGACCGAGCCAACCTGTGTATGCTGACCCAGTGCGACGGCGTACTCCTCACTCCCAACTGGGAGACCAGCCCCATGAGCATGATCGCCGTTACCGTCGCCCACCACCTCGACATCCCTGTTGGTACATACGATCAGTGGTCCGCCCGCCCCGCAGCAGGGGGGCAGTGATGAGCCGCAACGACCAGGACAACGCGGCAGCAGTTAGCTCTCTCGTCATGCCCGAAGCCTGGACCGAGAGGGCCGCGTGCGTGGGAGCCCTCAACCCCGACGCTTGGTTCCCCGAGCGCGGAGCAAACGGCAACATGGAAGCTCGCCTCGCCCTGAGAGCCTGTGCTGACTGCCCTGTCAAGGATCTGTGCCTCAAGGAAGCGCTCGCTCAGGGCCCCTCCTGCGAGGGAATCTGGGGCGGCACCACGCACGCCGAGCGACGCAAGATGCTCCGCATGGGCTGCAAGACCCTCGAGGAGTACAAGGCCCTCACTGAGCCGAAGATCGAGGAACCCGCCCAGGTCCCCGAACAATCCGAGCAGGACACGCCCACCGTTGAACCTGCCGCCCCCGTGAAGGACAAGACCACGACCTTCCCCGACATCCTCTCGGAGGTGATGCAACTGCCTGGGAACTACACAATCGGAAGCCTGTTCTCGGGCTATTAACGGTGGCCTAGACCTCGGCGTACAACTCGCCCTCGGCCCCGCACGCCTCGCATGGGTGAGTGACATCGAACCCGGCCCCCAAGCCATCCTCGCCCAGCACCACCCAGACGTGCCCAACCTCGGGGACATCACGCGAATCGACTGGAGCCAGGTTGAACCCGTAGACGTGATCTGCGGCGGCTCACCCTGCAACGACCTGTCAATGGCCGGCGCTCGAGCTGGCATGTTCAAGAACACGCGATCAGGCCTGTGGGAGTCCATGTTCCACGCGATCGCAGTTATCCGACCCCGGCTAGTCGTCTGGGAAAACGTGCAAGGAGCGCTCAGTGCATCAGCTTTTAGCCTCATGGAACCCGACCAGGGACATCTGGGAGGACGGCCAACCGGACCTGTTCTCCGAGCACTCGGGCGTGTACTCGGAGACCTTGCCAGCATCGGGTATGACGCGACGTGGACAGTTGTTCAGGCTTCCGACGTTGGAGCGCCCCACAAACGGGCTCGAGTCTTCGTTGTTGCTCACCCCCACGGCCAACCTTGGCTCGAACGGTGGGAGCCAACCACCCGAGAAACGCCGGGCGGGCGGTCATGGCCCGACGTTAGCGGACGTGATCGAACACCTCGAACACTGATCCCCACACCAACCGCATCAGACTGGAAAGCCGGGTACTACCAGGAAGGGAAGGGGATGAGCCTGTCTCAGGCGACCAGGCTCCTCCCCACACCCGTCGCCCAGGCTTCGGGGAACAGTGCCGAAGCACACCTGCGCAAGAAGCCAGGCCGCACACAAGTCACCGACCTCGGCATCATCGCCCGCGAAGGACTCTTCACGACCGGAGGCATCCTTCTGCCCACCCCGCAGGCCACCAACGCCACCTACTCATCCGCCGGATACGGGGCTAACCTCCACGAGACAGCAGGAACCCTACGCGACAGTTTCGGCCCCTACGCGCCAGCCGTCGCCCATTGGGAAACCGTCACCGGGCGCGCAGCACCAGCCCCGACAGAACCTCCCCTGCGCGAGGGAGGCAAACCGCGCCTGTCTGTCCGCTTCGTCGAATGGCTCATGGGAATCCCCGACGGTCACGTCACGGGTGTGGGCCTCTCGCGTGAGAAGACACTGCGCGCCCTCGGCAACGGGGTCGTCCCCCTGCAAGCAGCCGAAGGTATCCTGCGAGCCCTCCAGCAAGAACGTCAAGCCGCCCTCGAGGAGGGCTGGCCCGAATACACGCAACCAACCAACAAGGAACAGTCATGAACGCCGTCGCGTACATCACCACACGCAACCACAAGGCCGACGCAGCTTACCTCAGCGCACAAGGCCTCCGCGTCACCGTCGAAACGGACCCAGACGGAACGCCATTCCTTGCGCTCGCAGTGCCGAACGGACACCTGTGCGAACACCTACACTACGTGAATCCAGGCGACGCGATCGTCTGGAACCCCGACCACAAGCCGATCTCCGTAGCAGTCGTACCAGAACCACTTGTGTCGGCCATCAAGAGGTATCTCCGATCGACAGAGAGAAAGTCCCGTCGATGAACGCTGAGGACATCCTTAACGTCCTACGTCGCAGCTATCCGACAGCGGCGTTCGTCCCCGAGCTCACCATCAATGATGAGCAGTCGGTCCTGGATCGCTACGAGAGTGGGGAGGGCGACTCGTTCACGCGCCGCATCGACGCGCTCATGTTCGACAAGCGCATCCGCACGGCCATCGAGATCAAGGTGGACCGGGCCGACGCGAAGCGAGAAAGCCTCGCCAAGGTCCGTGCCTGGCGGCAAGTCACCCACAGGTTCCTCTACGCCACACCGGCAGGCCTCATCGACAACCCTCCCATCATGAGCGCATCAATCGGACTCCTCTGGATACACCCAGACGGTCGTATCGAGTGGCGCAAAAAGTGCCGCCTCAACCCATCCCCAGAACCACTCCCTCTCATCGTCCAAGAACGCATCGCACACCGAGCCAGCCGCTACGCCCTCATCCCCAAGGAGCTACGCCCATGACCTTCAACCCGCGAATCACACAATCCCTACGCCCAGCCGAAGATGGGACCATGAAGCGCAAGAAGAAGCTCCACTGGGGCAAGACAAGCTGGTGCGTGAAGCCGCCCCGCAAGATCCGATACCGCACCAAGCTCGACGCGAAGCTCGCCCTCGCCTCCACGCAGCGCTCGCGTAACCCGCGACGCGAAGAGCGCCGTTACTACAGGTGCCCAGCGTGCAAGGGCTGGCACCTCACCTCACACTGACTACCAAATGGTAATAAAGGGTGACGCTTTGAGCTCTGGGGTCTCGTTCTCCACGGGGGCTAGACCCGAGCGAAGCGAGCTGCGTAGTGCGCATAGCTTTCCTTAAAAGGTTGGTATATAGCCGAAAAATGCCCCTTGGGGAACAAGTTCCTACGCACTGGTTTAAGTTCGCGCACCATGGCAGCCTATTTGGTGCAAGGTAAGCACAAATAGGCTGTGATCCACTTAACCAATAGGGGGCAATGCGCTTCCCCTAAACAGTGGTACCGTTACCACAACAACCAATCCATGCAGACACAAACAGAAAGGAACGTCATCATGGAACAGAACCAGATCCTTGGAACTTTAGGAGCGCTTTTTCAGAAGAACGCTCCACTTACCGACGAGGTTTTTTCAGCACTCAAGGAGTGCCTGAAGCCCCGCAACCTCGACGAAAACCAATATGTGTCCGGCGAGACGCTGCGCATCCGCGCAGCAATCGACTCACTTGGCCACCGCCACGGCAAGAACCTCGACGCTTACGTCGAGTACGAGAAGCCGGAAACTGAGGGAGAAGCTGCTACCATCTTCCTCACCATCGAGTCCGAAGACGGCTACAGGTCGTCTCGTCACTCAAAGTTAACCTTCAAGATCGACGAGAGCGGATATGCGAGCACTATCCTGGAGTGCTCCAGCCGTGACGGTGAAGGCTGGTATACGTACCAGATCCCCACCATGCTCGGTGTGGGAACGGCGTATTACGCGCTTCTCGCGTGGGAGGAGTACCAGGGGATCAAAGCTGGCCGCCTCGATGCGATTCCTGCTGATGATGAATGGAGTAGTTATCTCGAAGACTACCCTGAAGCTGACAACGATGAGCGCACAGAGGAGAAGAAGCTTACGTCGGCGCTCATGCTCCTGGCGCAGGGTGCCGAAGAAGTCGGCGATGAGGACGACGAAGACGAGGAGGATGAGTGAACGTCACCTACCTGTCCCCGACCACCAAGGCGGTTTCGCTAGCGTCGCAGCTCCAGGTCCACTTGGACCAGGCAGAGCGCGTCACCGACCCCCTCACCCACCTGGAGAACATCTCCATGGGCGACCTGCGAGTCATTGACCGCCGCAACGGTCGCGCTTACCTGCGTGACGGCTCCACCATCACTGCTCGCAAGAAGAGCAAGACTAGCGAGTGGGTCGTCGAAGCGCGCGGCCCCATCCAGAAGAAAGGGGCATTCCTCCAATGAGCTACAGACAGCACATCTCGGACGTAACGTTCGAGGCAGGAGACCTCTCCAAGACGACCTTCACGCGAGCAGACGAGGAGATGTTCGAGCAGTGGCTCGTCAACTACATCGCCACCCACGACGAACTCAGCAAACAGGGGCGTAGAGGCGACATTTACCTGATGTTCGCCTGGAACTTCACCTACGGTCCCGACGGGCGACTCACAGGCCTATCAGCCCATTTCCCATGGGATGACGATTATGTCCCTAGCTTCTTCCCTATCGAGTTGGCAGGAACCAGCCTGTTCTTCCGCGAGCGCGGCGTGCGCTTCAAGCTGGTCTTCAACAAGGCTGGAGAAGAGGAAGATGACCGCTGGCAGATCACCACCACCCACGGCGGCGTGTGGGAGGCTTACGGGAAGCTCGTCTATGGCAAGCGTAAGCGCATCGCCTAGGTCAATCACGGTGTGGCTGCCGGGTAAGCCTGAGACTCAGGGTTCTACCCGGTGCTTCACCCCCTCCGGTTCGCGTAAGCCGGTCATCGTCCACGATAACCGGAGGCTCGAAGCGTGGCGTACCGCCGTCACCTTCGTCGTCAAGCACGCCGCACACAAGGCCCGCTGGGACACGCCCATAGATGAGCCAGTCGAAGTGACGGCCACGTTCTACCTCAAAGCCCCTAAGCGCCCCAGGTTCGAGCTCCCCGCCGTCAAACCCGACCTCGACAAGCTCCAGAGAGCGATCGGCGACGCGCTCGGCAACGGGATCCTCAAAGACGACAGTCGCATAGTCCACTGGGACGTGTGGAAACGCTACGGCGCAGAACCAGGCGTGAAACTCACGCTCACAAGACTCAACCAGAAAGGAAAGGACCAATGACGAAGGTAGCGAAAACTACGCTATGGAGCGCCCTATGCGCAGCCCTGTTCGCCCTCGGAACCGTCGCCACGCTCGCGTGGCTCATCGGCGCTGGTAGCGGCCTCGTAGCCTTGTGCGCAGCACTGTTCTACCCCTCCCTCGTCGTCGATGCGGCACTCCCGCTTCTCGGAGCTGGGGCCGTCAGCTTCGCCGTCAGGGGCATCTCAATCTTCGGCCTTCGCCTCATGGCCCCAAAAGACAAACGTCAACCCATCCGAAGTGACCTCATCGGATGGATCGGCTTCGTTAGCGACGAAGCCCTGGAAGCCCCCTTGAACGCCGGAAAGGATGTGCCAGATGGGTACGCGAAGACCACCAACTGACCAGCCGCGCCCCTGCCAACTCAGGCGAACCCCCGAAGCCATGCAGGTCACCAGCGACAACATGAGCCAAGTCGCCAAATGGTGCCACGGTGTGCTGCGAACCGAGGGCGGCAAGATCGCCCTCATCGAGATCGCAAACACCACCACCTCACAGTCCACCGTTGCCCACGTCGGCGACTACATCGTGCGCCGATACCGCGGCAACCGATCCATCTTCACACCCATTCCGCCAGATGAGTTCAAGCAGGAATGGACACTACGACCCATCAAGAAGGAACCCCGATGAGCAACAACGACAACGAGCTCCGCATCACTGGCAATCTGACCCGCGACCCTGAACTGCGCTACACGCAGTCCGGTAAGCCCGTCGCATCATTCACCGTCGCCGTCAACCGACGAGTCCGCGACCAATCCGGCAACTGGGTGGACGGCACCACTCTCTTCGTGCAGTGCGTAGCATGGGAACAACTCGGCGAGAACGTCGCAGAGTCCCTGCGCAAAGGCGCAACTGTTGTAGTCTCGGGCAGAGTCGAGCCCAAGGAATATGACTCGAACGGCGTGAAGGTTCGGGGCTTCGAACTGATCGCCGATGATGTCAGTGTCTCCTTGCGTCGCCAGCAGGCCACCGTCAAGAAGACCACACCCTCCTACAGCAACAACCAGCAGGGCAACGGCTACAACTCCTACAGCCCCAACACTCAATACACGACAGACCCCTACAGCACAGGGGCACCCTTCTAAGCCCAGACAGGACACGATAATGGCCAATGCCTCCCACATGTTTCCGTTCATGCTCACCTTCCCTGATGGAACACTCCATGATGCAGTCCGCATCTACGGGGAAACCCTCGAGGCCGTCGCCGAATGGTGTGGCGGGGAAGTGGGAGGCGCAGCCATCCCCGGCAAAGGCACCGTCGCCGGCATCCTCTACCCCACAGGTAAAGGCCATGATGCGTTCGCGCCCGTCGGCTCCTACCTCTTGCGTGGATCCGTCTCTACCCAGCATATGAGCGCCGAAGAGTTCGACAAGATCTACACGAGCCTGTAGCTCATGCCCGCTCAGACGGCGCAGCAGATCATCGCCGCAGCACGCCGCAACGCAGCCATGCTCCCATCCGAGCAAGCCGCCGCCCGCGAGCGCCGCAACACGGCACGCAAAGCCGCTCGCAAAGCCCGCGAAGCGGCCAAACCAGTGCGCGCCGCCCGAGAACTCCCACCGATCGACGGTGCGCACTGGGTGCGGCGACGCTACGGCTCCAACTGGCTCTGCCCAGCAGTCCAACTCACCAGCTCCCACGCCGCACGCATCGTCGCCCAATGGGCACCACGTACCACCCGCTACGTCGAAACCCCCTCCACGTGGGGACTGTACGTGTGGAACAGCAGGCGTGGACCTGAACCTGTTCTCGCGCAAGAAGGTCAGTATATTGTGCGCACAAAGTATGGGCTACGAGTAATGCAACCAGCCATTTTCCAGCAGCTTTACGAACACTGTGCGCCACAAAACAAGTAATGCTCACCTAGCGGCAGGCAATGCCTGTAACCACAACGAAACAAAGGTGACAACAACCACATCGCGCGCATTAAAGAGACGTTTTTAGTTGCAAAACAACCACTTTCGCAACCACCACAAACTAATACGCCAACAAAAACCAGAAAATGCGCTTGAAAAACAATCAGTGCACGTATAGGCTTTCCACGAAAGCACGGAGTGAGGGAATACACTCCCTCCATCAACACAGAAGGAGACACTTTGTCCGTCAAGACCATCAAGCGTTCGGCCCTTACGAAGGCCGTCACGCTCTTCGCCCTCGCGGGCATGGGCGTTATCGCCTCACCCGTGGCAGCGACGTTCGCTGCCCCCGAAAACGCCACCGACGACGCGCCCGCCGCCGCTGCTGACAACGGCAATAGGATCATCTCCTCCGAGCAGGGAGCGTCCACTGCAACTGGCGGCATCAAGGTCACCGGCACCACGGTTAACGGCAACTACGGAGACGAGTTCTCCGTGAACGCAACCCTAAACATCAAGGTCACCTATGAGGGTGACAAGGTTGAGAAGGATGCCACCTTCTCCGTTGGCCTGGGCGATGGCCTACAGGTGCCGAACGGGTTCAACTCGGTTGACCTTAAGGCGACCGCGCTCGACGGCTCCGAGAAGACCATCGGTAAGTGCACTGCGTCCGGTGGTGTATTCGCCTGCACCGTCACCGAGGACGTAGCCGAAGTCCTCGGCGGCAACGGTTCCATCAAGAATGGATTCGTCCGTCTTGAGGCCACGCTGACCAAGGATAGTGTCGGCAAGACGACCACCGACGTGGTTGTTGACGGCACCAAGCACACGATCTCTCTGGGTAAGGGGGTTGTCGGCGAACCCGTCACCCCTGGCGACGGCAAGGACTGCTACTCGACAGGTAAGAGCCCGGAAGGCCTGTACCAGTTCTGGTGCTGGATCCGGGCTCAGGGAAACCCTGGCGACACGATCACTATCGTTGAGGGTCGAGACGATGCCGTCTACAAGACGGGCGTTTCTACCACTCCGACGGAGCACGGCGACTGGGCTAACCCTTCGGCTAAGCCCAAGTCGAAGCGTGACGGCAAGACCATTACGTTCGTTGTCCCTGATGGTACCGGCACTCAGGAAAATCGTGTCGGCATCCTGGTCACAACGTCCGAAAAGACGATGACCAACACCGCCACCATCAATGGCAAGGAAGTTTCCTCCACCGTTACGTGGCGAGCAAAGGGCTCGTCCGGCGCGGAAACGGGTGAGGACGAGAAGCCTGTCACCCCTGAGCCTACGCCGACCCCGGACCCGACCCCGGAGCCCTCTGAGCCTCCGGCACCCACACCCGAGCCGACTCCCGAACCCTCGGAGCCTCCCGTGACCCCGGACCCCAAGCCGTCCGAGCCTCCGGCCCCCACGCCGGCGCCGCCTACGCCCCCGGCCACCCCCGCCCGCGCGCCCCCC